ACATCTTCACTGAAATACAAAAACACAGTCAATGATGCCACTCATGGATTAACAGAATTACTTACATTAAGACCAGTAACTTACAAAGGTAACAATGATGGTGACATTGTATTTGGTGGTTTAATTGCAGAGGAAGTACATGATGCAGGTTTAACAGAGTTTGTGCAATACAACACAGATAATGAACCTGATGCTCTTGCTTATGGAAATATGGTTTCACTTTGTATTAAAGCAATCCAAGAATTATCAGCACAAGTAACAGCATTAGAAACAGAAAACAAAACACAAGCAACACAGATTGCTGATTTGATTAGCAGAGTTACAGCATTGGAGAGTGCATAATGTCAGATCAGGCAAATGTAGTGACCATTGATGGCAAAGAATTTGATTTTGAAAAAGATCTAAATAAGGATCAGCAATATTTCATTAATCAGATCAGAAGTTGCCAAAGCAAATCAGCTAACTTGCGATTTGAATTAGATCAAATAACCATGTCTCAGGATGCTTTCACAAACAGACTTATTAAATCAATTAAGACTGATGAAGAGGCTAGTTTGGCGAGTGAAGTCAGTTAATGGAGATAGAGGCAACTTTACTTTGGAACTTAGTATTGACATTGGTCATACTTCCATTTGGATATTTTTTTAATAACCTTTTAAAAGAAGTAAATCGTCTCCAAATATTATTAAACAAAACTCGAGAAGATTACTCAACAAAAGAAGATCTAAGAGATGCCTCAGGTCGTGTCATGGAGGCTCTGCATCGTCTAGAAGATAAACTAGACAAAGTTCTCTCAAAATAAATTAGGTACATCATGTCATGCTTGAAATGCTTATGGTCGCAAATAGTGCTTTTGCGGTTATCAAGAAAACTATCGAAAATTCGAGAGATATTGCAAATGCAGGAGCAGCGATTTCCAAGTTTTGTGCAGCGGAAGATCAATTAAGAAATGATTTACACAAAAAGAAAAATAGTATTTGGACAAACTTTCTAGGAAAACAAGATAGCGATTTAGAAGAGTTTATGGCGCTTGAGCAGATCAGAAAAAAGCAAGATCAACTTAGAGAATTTATGCAGCTTTATGGGCGAGCTAATCTTTATAATGATTATGTTGCTTTTTGTGCGGAGGCTAGAAAGAACAGAAAACAAGCTGCAATAGATAGAGCAAAAAGAAAACAAAAGATCCAAGATACTATTCTTAAAGTTATTTTAGGTATTCTTATTACTACATTATTGACTGGAGTTATTACAGTCCTTGTTATTATAGCAAAGAAAAAAGGTATAATATGAATGTTAGTGCCTTTCTCCTTATATGCTCTTTAAATGGTGTCGTTGATAAAAGTGGGATCTATTTCCGCAGCGCTACTTCTTGTATGGACTTTAAACAGTTGTTAAGCGGTCAATCTTACAAACGAGGATCAGAAGACCAACTATATCAATGTATGTGTAAACTTGTGCCAAAAGTTAATCCCAACAAAGTTAAGGTTTATTAATGGCTGATGATAAAATTGTAAAAGTAGACATAGGTCAAAACTCCTTTGAATTATCTCTTAGAATATTAGGAAATGAGTTTGTAGCAATAAAAATAGGTTCAACTAATTTTAGCGGCAAATTGATCGCCGGTGGCATTTTATTATTATTTTTTACTTTAGTTTTACTTGAGGGTTTTGGATTAAATGAGGTCTTAAAACAATGACACAGAAACGATTACAAACAGACTCAATGTATGCCCACCTGGACAAAAACAAAGATGGGATTGTGAGTGATGAAGAGTTTGCAATGCAAGAAAAACTTATTTTGCTTGAGAACAGAGATAAAAAAGAAGATCAGCAAAGATACCTTGTTTGGTTTTCAGCTTTGTCTGTGACTTTATTTATTGTTGTTTTAATGTTTCCGGTTGTTCCATTGGATAGGGTTGACCATTTGAGTTCTATCGCCTCGACTTGGGTCATTTCTAATATGGGTATAATTGGCAGCTTTATTGTTGGAAACACAATCGCTAACAAAAAGGCTGACAAATGATACAAGTTTTAAGTGTTCTTGGTAACCTTGCCGGGACATGGCTCAATGGTCGTGTGGAAAAGGCAAAGGCGGAAACCGACGTTAAGGTGGCTCGTGCAAAGGCAGAGGCAAAGGTCTACGAGACTGAGGCAACCTCAACAATGCTGCAGGAGCAAAAGCTGACCGATCACATGGGAGACTCCCTGAAAGATGAATTTTGGACTCTTGTCTTTGGTGGAATCCTGATCGCTTGTTTTATTCCCTACACACAACCTTATGTCAAAGAGGGGTTTATATTTTTAGACCAACACACTCCGGCTTGGTTTTCTAATATGCTTTACATTGTTATTGGTAGTTCATTTGGATACCGCTTTGGAAAGCAAGGACTACAACTTATTAATAGGAAAAAATAATGGATCATCAAAAGTGTAAAGAATGTGGAATATACGTGCCGATGACAAGGTATGAGAAAGCTAAATTGTGTGTGAGTTGCAGAAGTGTCCAACGTAGTGGCAATCAAGAAATCAGACAAATATTTAAACAACTATCAAAAAGAAACCAAAACTTGCCTGAGGAAGATTGGAGTCATTTAAACGTTAATTGTACTGATAATCAGATATGGAAATATAAATGAACATCGATAAGTTAAGAGAAGATCTCATGATTGACGAGGGGACAAAGAACGAAATATATCTCGATCATTTGCAAATACCTAGTTTTGGGATTGGGCATATGGTGACTGAATGGGATGAAGAGTATGGGCAGCCGGTTGGCACTCCGGTTTCTGAAGATAGAGTTAAAAGTTGTTTTGCGGCTGACGTTGCAACAACGATAAAAGAGTGCAAAGTTTTATATAATGATTTCGATGAACTTCCTGAAGAAGTTATGCTTATTTTAGCCAATATGATGTTTAATATGGGCAGACCACGTTTATCCGGTTTTAAGAAACTAAATGCCGCCATAAAGGACAGAGATTGGTCTGAGGCAGCAATCCAAATGGAAGACTCCAGGTGGCACAAACAAGTCACAAACAGAGCCGACAGACTTATTGAGAGAATGAATAAAGTATCAAATTAGTTCGTCAGGCAGCAATATTTCCCACCAAATCGTCAGGCAAATTTGAGTCGCTATAGATTTTTTGCGACTCGAGTTTTATAGCGACATTCATAGCGACACCCCCTCCAAAAACGGCAGAAAACCGCAGTTTTCGTCAGGCTCATAACCTGAAGGTCGTAGGTTCAAATCCTACCCCCGCAACCAACTATCTCAAAAAAATCCAAATAAATCAAAGACATACAATAACCACTTGCCTAGAGCAGTGGTTTTTTTTTATGCTTTTTTACCTGAAATTACTGCATCTATAGCGACTTTTATAGCGACAGTTCGTCAGGATTATTACGTAATATTACTTGCATATAAGGTAATAATAGGCATAATGTAGTTATATATATAACTAATAGTTATATTCCATAGCGACAAAAAAGGAGAGGCATAATGGAAAAAATTTATCAAATATCTGAAAAGCAATATAAACAATGCTTAAAAAATTTAGAAGATCTTAGAGAAATAAGAAAACTAGCAGATGATCTTGGTTGGGAGCATCAAAAGATGACTTCTTGCGGAAAAGACAATCTGGAAAAAATGTGGAAAATTTTAGGTCTTCCAAATTTCAATGAAATCAATGGAGAGGCATAATGGCAAATAAAGTTCATGTTCAAGATGCTGAAGAAATCCTTGATTTTCTAAGTAACACAATAAAAGAGCATAAAGACTTATACTCAGCACACGAGGCTACGCTGATTTGGACTAGAATGCATCAGTTAACAAACCAAATGCACGAAATCAAAAAGGCGGCACAAGCCAGAGATTGGGGAGACGAATAATGGATAACAGAGAACCTTCAAAACCAAAACTCGTGGCTTATCAAAACAAAAAAATATATGTGATTTATTATAAATTGAATGGCAAAGAGGAAAGGTCTTATTCAGTATCAAAGGATAAAATAGAGGCTAAAGTAAAAGAAATTAAAAACATGATTGATGAGAATGGTGGTGTGCAAAGCACCACCTACTTTGCTAATTGTGTTAAATTATTTCTTATTTATAGAGCCACATTTATTAATATCCAAGACGGGATATCAAGGCGGCATTATGAAAACGACGAGAGACACATAAGGTTGCATATAAGTGAGTTCTTTGAGGAAAGGACAAACATATCAACCATAAATGCCGGTAGGATTAATTTCTTCATTGACCATATGAAAAAGAAAGGTTTATCCGGGAAAACAAGACGGGCAGTTTTATCAACCTTAAATCTTATGTTTAAATATGCTATTGGCATGGGTTGGGTGCAGTTTAACCCGGTGTCCAGGACAGAGAGGGATATAATAAGAGGTTCTTCAAAGGATAGGGTTGATTACACTCTTGAAGAAATAAACAAATTACTAGCCGCAGCGCAGGAAGATAGTCCTTTATATTTCAGTTTATTTTGGTGTTCAGCTTTGACCGGGATGGCGGCAAACGAACTGACCGGACTCCAATGGCAGGATATTGATTTTTATAAAATGAAAATTACTGTAAAACGTACCGCTTGGCGAGGAGAATTAAGACCTACCAAGACACAGTTTAGAGAAAGGATTATCCCTTTATGCACAAAGCTCCACGAGGTGCTTAAAGATTGGCAATTGAAGTGTAACTCCAACGTGTTTGTTTTTCCTTCTGCAACCGGCAGACATGGCGATCAGGATGCTTGGCGGAAACAAATCAAGCATTATTGTAAGGTTTCAGGAGTCTTATATAAGGTAAATCCTGAAGATAGAGATGGCAGAGGTCTTGGTGCTTTCCGCAAGGCATTCTCAACGACTATGGAAGAGAGGATGCAAGTTCCTGCAATAACCAACAAATACAGAATGGGACACTCAAAGCGGTCAAACACTGCACGACATCATTACACATTTGCTGATAAGGACAGAGCGCAGGCACCTGATGATTACGAAAAAATGGCAGATATGATTACTCAATCAAAATAATTAAATATCCTTCTTAAAACATACGACCTTATGAGGGATATTAATGTGAATATGACACCTATTGCAGCGCCATCAAAGATTGTGACCTGATAACCAAAGGCAGGAAGTACAGTTAGATTGGCAGCAACTGCGACTATATAGCCGACCATAACGTTGGTTATTGCCTCATACAGACTTCTTTTTTTGCTTTGCATTATCGTTATCCGTTGGATCAAATATGTGTAATTTGCAAACCTCGCAATGGTACAAATAATATTCGTCTTTTTGCTTTATTGGTTCTTTAAGATAAGACTTACAACTTGGGCATAACTTCATATTTTTTCTCCTCGCTTTGCGCAAGAGCAGCAGCAATGGCAACATAAGCCACCGCATCTATCCAAGAGTCCAAGTTTTTGTCATCAAATTTTAGTCGAGAAATTTTAAGTTGCGCCATACACAAAGCAGCTTGACTTGGTTTAACTTCTTGATTCAGCACCTGGTTAAAACCATGAGATATATTTTTAAAGTTATCTCGGAAGTCCCCATATTGAGAACCTCGAGTTGCCACCATTTTATCTGCTTTTTTAAGGAAATCAGAAGGGGATTTCATCATCAAGATCCGGATCAACTGCTTGTTGACTTTGCATTGGTTGTGTTTGCTCTTGCTCAACTCTTGGTGGTTTTTCTTTAAAGGTTCCAACCATCCAACTATCGCTTTTTATTTTCATGTTGACGTAATATTGCTTACCATCAAGAACGAGAGTCCCTTTATAATCGTCGTGCCACTCTTCCTCTTTCATATCAACTTTATTGATTGATATAGTGTTATCATCAACACCATGTTTTTTATATTGTTTCTCCATCAAAATGCTCCTTTATATCTTGATTCATTTCAGCTAAATGTGCGTCTTTCTCTTGAATCCACACACGTTTTTCTGCACAAGCTCTCATCATCTGTGTGCAAAGATCAGAGTCCTTTTGAAACTCATTTTTTCCTTTTCTCCAAAAGTCATCCAATTGTTTGTTATTTGTGACCTTATCAAGGTCAAACATATATTCTTCAAATGTTTTATTTGGTTTGGTTTCTTCAGGCTCTTTTTTAGCGAGGAGGTGGCTTGACTTGGAGAGGCTACCACCATCCTCTTTTTGTCTTTTAGCTCTACTTGCTAATTCTTCTTGCACTTGATTATCTATTTCAGCATCAGAGTATATATCTCCATGAAACCCTAATAACTTAAGCACAACCCTATCCTTTGCACGTTTTTCCGCCATAGCGAAAGGATATGCATTCTTATTATTGAGTGGAGTTGCCTCGCCATAAGACCACTCAGAAACACCATCACAATGCCCGGTGACTAACAAAACAACTTCTTTTTTAGTTAAGTCCTGATGAATCAACTCCGGTTTATCAAATTTTAATTTTTTAAATGCCGCCAGTTTTTCTAATGATTTGTGATACATAACCCAAGTACCATGACAGTTCCACATCGCTTGTTTCTGTGTCATTCCCACCTGGTCTAACATATCTAGCACCGGTTTTGGTACATTTATCGCCATATGCCTCTCCTTATAATAGCTCTATTGTTTTACGATTATTTTTTGCTACTTTTATATTGATGCCATGTCCAAAGCAGTGCTTGGCATCACTTGGTACAAGAGATTTTAATTTAGTCTCGTACTCTTTATTAGAAAGCGCAGCACCTTTTGTTTGGATATAATTATCAGCGCAACGTTTCCAATCCTCATTACCATCCATGTCATATGGTTTTCTGTCCTCAGGCGGCACAGGTGGCTCGTCTGTTATAATTTCTTCAGGTGATATACCAAGCTGAACACAACTGTGAAAATATGTCGCAACACGTATCAATTCCGCTTGATAGTTTTCATCAATAGCAACTTCCTCAATGACCGGCTCGTTACCGGCTCTGATGATGCTTAAAACACCACGAGTGACCGGTTTATCAAGATGTTCTGATAAAATGTAAGCATTCCAATTTATTTGCGGTGTGTATGATTTTATTAAGCGAGGCATAACATCAGACCACGTTTCATCTGCTTGAGGTCTGCCCATAGTATATTTTGCATCAAGAACTGCATATTCATTGTCAAAGTTCTCAATCACACCATCAAGGGTGCAGCGCATAAAAGGATGTTTTTTGGAAACATAAACAGATTGTCTATTGGTTATATTATAACCATATTTACGTGCTATCCATTCAATATTAAGTTCTTCAGTTACATTGCCAAGCATAACCGGAAATACGTTAGTTAAATCTTCTGATTCAACCGCACCGGTTTTTTGCAGAAACAGTTTGTCAATGGCATCAGCTTTACCTGAGGCGATTATATTTGCATCAGAACCGCCAATGAAACTCCTGCGGGTTTCTAACTCTGCGGCATCAAATTTATATTTTTCAAAGTATGCATTAGACATACTTCTTTATAACCTATAGTAATATATATTACAAGTTATTACTTAAAAGGTAATAATTAATATATCTTGCGCATCCCAACAATAGAATGCAGCCGCCCAACCTCGCTTTTCTTATATTTGGTTGTTTCGTCAGAGTCATATGTTCCGCAAAGAAAGTGGTCATCTTCCTCTGATATTAAGCATTTTAGTTCAGCAAACTCTTGCTCATTAACAAAGGTTGATATTATAATTTCATCCTCCATAACCACTTTTTTAGACGGATCAATATAAATCAGCTCTCCATGATTAAATCGTGGTTGCATAAAGTTTCCAACAACAAAGCAAGCATAACCATTTGGACTGTCTTTAAGGTAGTCCGGTCTTTCTGTCGTTGATGCAAACTTATTAGATATATACACACCTTTTCCGCATAATGTTGGCATCCCAAACACTGGTAAATTAACCGGTATTTCTGCCTGAATAACATTTGATACTTCAGTATGTTCGTCTTTATTATATATCTCGCTTGGTTTAGCTTTTAATAAATCGCTAAGTTTATTTAAATACTTTGTTGGATTCACCGCACCTCGTTCCATGCGGCAATATAAACCCTGCGATATTTCTAAATGTTTTGACACTTCACTTTGAGATAAATTATTCTTTATTCTCAACTTATGAAGATTATTTAAATGTTGCACATTTCCTCTCCTTTATAATTTTAAAAAAAAATATTTAAAATTATAAAGGAGGTGCAATTGGAGGATTATCCCAAACTTTAAGATTAGACAATCCAAACATATGTTGCAATTTACGATGTATTAATTTTAAACATCGTGGCTTTCTTTTATTTTTATTAAAACCACGATTTGACAAACAACAATGATTTAAAAATTTATTCTGTTCTTTTGCTTTTTCACAAACTTTAATACACATTTTGCTCCCCAGATTTATTTTTAATTGGTGGTACAAGCCACGCCACCAACTTTCTCCCAAGATGAATCATCTTATAACTATTAGGTAATATTTAATCAAGTATATTATTAATTTATTGATTATCTAGTTAATTATATTTTTAAGTAATAAATTATTATATGTATTTCACTGTTTTTGTTTGACCAAATTATTTATAAGTTATATATATTACTATTAGGTAATAATAAAAGTAATAAATGTGGTAATATTATATGCAATTAACACAATATCTAGTAGAAAACCAAATATCACAAAAAGAATTCAGTCAGCTTTTAGAGGTATCACAACCAACAGTTCACAAATGGTTAAATAAAAAAGCGATCCCTTCCGGCAGACGAATCATACAAATATATCAATTAACAGAGGGCGAGGTTTCAGCAGAGGACTTTATTGATGGGAAAGTTTAGCCGGGACAAAGGTTATCGAACTGAAAACAATGTGCGCAAGGCAGCGCTTATAAATGAACTCCAGGCATATCGAGTACCGCTTTCAGGTGGCGGAGCAATTAAAGGAGATATCGTTATCAATAATGGTATCGAGGAGTGGGTGCTTGAGGTTAAATGCCGCAAAGATGGTTTTAAGAAAATATATGATTGGATCAGCGATAAGGACAACGATGCTCTAATTATTAAGGCGGACAATAAACCGGAGTTAGCGGTTTTAAATATGAAAGACTTTTTTAATTTATTATCAACCCAAAAAACCAAAGGAGAGGCTGATGGGACTTGATGCGATGAAGTGGGCATTTGAGCAACCCACTAAAGATCCTTATCAAAAACTTGTCTTGGTTTCTATAGCGGATCATTATAACGAGGATCTTGGTTATTCAGAGTGGAGTTCTTTGGAAAGGATCGCAAGAATAGCGTGTTGTGACGAGAGAACTGTGCAGCGCAAGATCAACGACCTTGTAAAAGTAGGTTATATTAACAAGGTTAGGAGAGGTTTTGGGAAGACAAACATCTATTATTTCCCATTATATGATATCCATAAAGGACAATCAAAAAGCACTCAGAGTCCACTCATGAACGGACAGAGTGTCTACTCAAGAACGGACACAGGAGTCCACTCTAGAACGGACTCTACAGTCCACTCAGGACACGACACTAGTGTCCACCAAACACAATATCAACACAAGTCTAACACAAATAGTAAGTTTGGTAGACAGAGAGTCCAATCAGAGAAAAAGGTTTTAACTTATAAACAAGAAGAATTTATAAAAGCATTGGTGGAGAGGGTGCAAAAGAAAAGCCACGATCCACGATTTAGTTATTTGAATTATGATAAATTAAAAGAAGAGATGAAAGAGGGGATGCTGAAGAAAGACGGATCGTTTGAAAAATTAATGGATATGTATGAATTGAATTAATGGCAAAGAAACGTAAAGAAACACCAAAAGAGGAAAAGGTACTCCCAACACCGGAGTTTCTTAATAAGTTTGAGGTTGTCGAAGAGGAAACACAAAGAGCCGGTAAAAAAAGAATGCGAGTGGTCAATCAAAGATGGATTGATATCTATTATCGCAAAAACGTTATTTCAAGAAACAATTATCATTATGCAGAACGATTGCACCATATTTGGGAAGGCACTGGTTTAAGAATGTCAGTCACATCAAATATGCAACCAACTATCGGTGGATCAAGTAAAAGCGAAATGTCTGACTTTGCAGCAGCTTGTGTTGCTGATTATAATAAGATCTCCAGGTTGATGGGAAAGATAACGTTTGGAATTATCAGGAGTGTTGTTATTGAAAATAACTCTGCATCTGATTGGGCGAGACATACACGACGATCAAAGAAAGCAGCTCCTGAATTGTTAAGAATTGCTCTCGATGAACTTGAAGATGTTTTTAAAAATTTAAATTCAAAATAATTTATTTAAAGTGATTATTGATAAAACTTTCTCAAAATAATCTATTAATTTTTCTGGTGTGTATTCTCTTTGATATTGAGTGCATCTAGTTGTTCCGGGAACATTACCGCATATTGATCTTCTTTTGCCTTTTTCACAAAGATGTGTAGATAAATCTTTTTGAGGTAGTTGCGGCAAATCATCTTTGTCCAATCCGCAAAAATAAAGTTTTGTTAGTTTGTGAGCAACGTGACCAAAATCATATTGATCGATTAATATTGAAAAACCTCCATATTCATCGGGAAATTCATCAACGTCTGGTAAATATTCTTTGAAAAGTTTTGATCCATTGGGATGCTCTAAAATTCCACCATTTTTTCTAATAATATCAATTGATTTAATAGCTAACTGACTTTCATCTTTTCTAGCATTAAATGCCATATGAGATAATTTACCCCAAGTTCTACATGGTGGGTGACAAACTACAGGAATATCACTTAAAAAATTATTAGCATCCCTTTTTATATCATATGAATCCCAATTTAATCTTTTCTTATAAGAACTGTCCTCACGAACATAAAGGGCAGCAAATTCAATGCTCATCCGCTGAATGCCCAAAGAGTAGCGCCAAGACAAAACAAAGAAAAAAAGAATCCACACGTTATGACAAACACCATAATGGTTTCTTTGATTAATCTTATGTTAATTTTTTTTATTGTTGCACCTTCAATGTGCAGCTTTAAATATTTATTCATAATAAACCCCATAAAAGTTATATATATTACATATAATATAACCAATAGGTAATAAGTAAAGTTATAAAGTAATATAGTTGACACACAGGAACTGCGTATGTTAGGGTTTTATCAGAATGGAAAAATGCCCATTGAAAGAAGATTTTAAATGGCAAATCTGAACATTGTTTATCAAGAAACAAACAAATTAACACCATATGCACGAAACTCCAGGACACACTCAGATGAGCAGGTGGCTCAAATATGTGCCTCGATTAAAGAGTTTGGTTGGACTAATCCTATATTGATTGATGAAGAAGATGGGATTATTGCCGGGCATGGCAGACTTATGGCGGCACAAAGGTTAAAAGAACAGCAAGTGCCAACAATAAGGTTGGAAGGTTTAACTAAAGCACAAAAGAAAGCATATGTTATCGCTGATAATAAACTGGCATTGAATGCCGGTTGGAATGAAGAAATGTTGGCGATTGAGTTAGAAGATCTCGATGGGATGGACTATGATCTCTCGTTACTTGGTTTTACTGATGAAGAGTTAAATAATATTATCCAACAAGATGATGAAGATGGTTTAACAGATGACGATGAGGTTCCTGAGGTTGAGGAAAACTCCATAAGTCAGAAAGGTTATGTTTGGTTATTAGGTGAACATAGAGTTATATCAGGTTCTTCAACTGAGGCGGAAGATGTCGCAAAGCTGATGCAGAGTGATAAGGTTGATATGATGTTCACAGATCCACCATATAACGTGGATTACGGAAAGATGAACGGCAACAAACAAAATGCCTATCGTTTTCAGGTTAGAAAGATTGAGAACGATAACATGAGTGACGAGGACTTTGAGGCTTTATTGTTTGGTTTTATTGACGTATCAAAGGCACACACAAAAGCAGGTGCTCCGTATTATATTGCTTACGGAGAAAGGAACTCACTCCAGTTTTTAGGTGCTTTTAAGAGAGCAGGACTTAAACATTCTTGTAATATTATTTGGAAAAAACACTCACTTGTTATTGGTAGATCAGATTATCATTATATTCATGAACCTATTTTTTATGGGTGGATTGATGGTCAAACACATATTTATTATGGAGACAGAAAACAAACATCTGTATGGGAAGTGGATCGCCCAACAAAGAGTGAATTACATCCAACAATGAAACCGGTAGAGCTAGTGCTTAAAGCAATACATAACTCCTCAAAGGCAGGAGATATTGTCTACGATCCATTTGGTGGTTCAGGATCAACAATGATCGCAGCAGAAAAGGCAGGACGAGCCGCAAGGTTGGTGGAACTCGATAACAAGTATGTGGATGTTATTGTTAAAAGATGGCAGCAATATACCGGGAAAGAGGCAATACTTGATGGCGATGGCAGGACATTTAGCGAGATAGAAAATGGCGAGACCTTACAAGACAAACTCCAAACAAACACCTGAGTTGGAGAAAATCATATTAAACCAAATAGCTGAAGGGAAGTCTCTGCATTCCATTTGCAGGGATAAGGATCTGCCGGATAGAAACACCATTCATGCTTGGATAAGAAGAGATCCTATATTTGCAGCGAAGTACGATCAGGCTCGTGAGGAAAGAGGTAATTATTACGGAGAGAAAGTGTCAGAGATTGGTATGGCAGTCTTGGCAGGGAAGTTGGATTATAATAATGCTCGAGTGGCTATCGATGCACTCAAGTGGACTGCAGCAAGAATGGCTCCGCAGAACTTTGGCGATAGGATGCAAGTAGAACATAAGGCAGAGGATAGCTTTGTAGACGCTTTGAAGGGTGTACAAGCGAAGGTGGTGGAGAACGAGATAGACAAGCTACCGAATCTATTACACGCGCGTGAGGGCAGTATTGAGGCAGAAATTGAGGAGAATATCTAACGTCAGGATATTAGCCTGACAGAGGTTTATATATATCAAAGGGTTACGGGATAAGTAGCTATGAAACCATAGCGACACAATGCTAAATTTTTTATAAAGGATAGTTTGGTGGATATATAATATGACCCCCCCCCTTAAATATGCAGGGGGTGCAGGGTTTGGTTCAATATCCCCCTTTTTTAAACATGGACTTAGAAAAAACATTATACAAACTACGCAATGATCCGGTTCTTTTTGTTGAGACTGTGATTGGAGCTAC